TGCTAACATTAGCAAAAGTACGTTACCACCTCCAAAATAAATAGCGGTTGCAATTGATATGAGCATACCGTACTTTACTAAGTGCCATCCATCTAATCGAACGATGCCAAAAATAGGCCGGTAATACATCCATGAATAGTTGGGATTCCACCATGATTTTGGGCTGCGTTTCCTGTCCCAATCTTTAAATACACTATATGGGAAGTGCCACATAAGTACATCCATCCATGCGTTAAATGCTCCGGCTAGTATTATTAGTAGGTAACTCATTAGAATTTAGATATTATTTTCCAGTTAGTTCCGTTAGATATTATTTGTACGGTTGCATTTGTTGCTGATAGTGAATATGTAGCAGCGCCATCAATCGTTTCTGCAGCATTACCATCTACGGTAATAGTACCTGCTCCGGAGTTCTTAATTATTAATACTCTACCTTGATAGCTTGCTGCTGCCTGTAAATTAACGGTAAAAGTTCCCGAAGTACAATCAATAAAATAATCATTGAATGCAGTTGTATAAGTTGTGGTTTTTGCAGTTGTTTGTGCAGAAAATGATTGAGTTATAAATTGAGTTGCAGTTAATGTAGGAATAGATCCTGACCCTACAATAAATATATCATTTGCATTAATTGTAGCGCCAATCGTTGCATTTGATGTTACAGATAAATTCTGCACCGTTGCTTTTGCTGATACATTTATACTCCCACTCACCTGCAATTTATCTACTCCGTTGTCGGTTGTAGTTCCTATGAGTACGTTACCACCGGAGGTGATACGCATACGTTCCAATGAGTTCGTATAAATCAATAGTGGAGCGTTCCATGTAGTAAAAATATAACCCCCTGTACCATCATTGCCATAAGAAGTTCCACCGCTTGTATTAGAAGCGAAAAAATAAGATGAACCGCTTGTTGCAACACTTGCTTGCACTCTACCATTAACGTGTAATTTATCAAGAGGACTTGCCGTACCAATCCCTACATTAGTTCCATTATCAAATATCTGCGAGTTACCAATAAACCCCGAAGCAGTAAACTTAGGTACATAGTTCGTAGTACCACTACCCCCAATACTCCCACCACCCGCACCACCACCAACACGCAACCAAGTCCGCTTATACTTCACATACAACGAACTATCAGCCGGCCGGATAACTATCTGCGAACTATCAGCACTCACCCCGGCGGCGGTATCCTTCGTGGGAATACCCAATCCATTAACGTAACGTACCTTACTGCCTGTCTGCTGCCATTGGGCGGATGCAGTCAAACTACATAGAGTAAGGGTAATAAATAAGAATCTTTGTAACATAATATAGGTTTATTGTACTAAAATAATAATTTTCTCCCCTGTAAAGAATGGCACTCCGGCATCTACTTCGAGTGTTCCACTTGATATAGTCCACTTTGCCCCCGTACCCGGTACTCCCGAATACACAATCGTTTCAAACGATGTACCACCCCTACTACCGTATAACATAGTCTTACCCGCCCCGCCCGGTATAACAATGGATGTCTCCCCACCACCGGCGGTGTATTGCAGTACCTGCGTTGTAGTTCCGCTTATAACCACCCCTGTTGGTGTCAGCGTTGTACCTGCTAAGCTATAAGCACCAGTACCTTGATAGTTTACCTGATAGGTTGATACATCCTTATTATTACCCTGTAATGAGATTGAAGACAACCAAACTAAGCCTGATACAATAACCAAACCGCCGGTAGTACCGTTATCAATTACGAATTTGAACGATACTATCTCCCTGGCAAGTTGGCTATTGAGCATGAATAAATACGAATAGTTCTCAAGTACCACCAATCCATCGCATGAAATTGACCACGAGGCAACGTCCGGGCGTGATTCTTTGAACCATGCGGATGATACCGAGGTAGTTTCTACTTCGTTGACATTCACGCTAAAGGTACAATTCCTTGCACACGCAATTAACGTGTCGGTCATTGCGATTGAATTGTATCGGTATATGTTTAACTTTTGGCCTGTTACGGGGGATGGCATATTATAAGGTATAAGTATCTCGTTGAGTAAATGCGATTTCTGTATTGCTTACTTGTAATCCGGTGCCAGTTATTACATTGTTAATGTAATCAATAGTACATGCACCCATCACAAATCTTGCAGAACTAATTGATACATTTCCGGTAGGATCGGTTACCGCAAAGTTTTGCAATAGTCCTAATACTCCGCTACCTGTGAATAATTGATACTGCGTGAATGATAGGTTAATTGCGGGCTTATAAAATATATTGTAATACTGCGATAGCAAAAGATTAATCATTGATGAGTATGTACTGCCACCGGAAAATCTACTGAAGTTTACAAGCGCATTATTTGATGTAGTTAGTAGGCATTGAGATTGAGAAGTATTTAAATAAGGCTGCGCTGCGCCTAACTTAGTATTAACTTCTTTCTTATACGGCGATGTTGAATTTTGATTATAAACAATTCGCTTTTTATAGAATATTGAAGATGTACTAATTACGTTTGATATGCTTGCAGTAAGCACAGATGAAACCTTAAATGTTACATACAAAGTACCTGATGCCGGAGCAGATATAGTTTCAATCGTTTGGGTGGTTTGTTTACCATCGCTACCAGTTAATTCATAGTAACCGGATGCAAAGTTATATTTCCATGATGGGTCTGAACCGAGTACACGTTTCCATTTATAATTATTTCCACCACCTACATCAATCTTAATCTCTACTTCTAATGCAATACCTGATGTGCCAAGTGCTTGATAAATAAAAGATAAGTTAATTATATCACCTTGATTCACATATCCACATGAATTTGCAGCAGCTAATGTAGTTCCTGATGAACCTGCAAACATATCCCATACAGGTACCGTTCCTGATGTATTGTAAGTCATAGTTCCTCCACCTGTGCCAAGTGTTATTGTCCAGTTGGCAGGATAACTACCTGATAATTTTAACATACTACCATTATCAATAGTGTTAGCCGGATAATTTATATCTCCGGTTATTGCAATTGATTGATACCCCTTTGCAAGTATTTTTGCCTGTGAATTATCTATAAAATAATAAGGGGTTAATGTATCGTTAATGTATGGCTGAATAGTACGTGTAATATTTACCGTACTCAAAGTATCGGCAATCAAATCTTCATTAGTTCTAAATACCCGAACCGTATCGGATGCTCTTTCGTTTACGGAAGCAATCCACCACTCACCACCCGACTGAAAGAATTGCGCTCCATGTGCAGTACAGATTGCTTCTAATACATCATAGCATGTAACAAATGTATCCTGCCCGTTAACCCATGTATTTGGTATGATGTAGCATTGGCGCAGGTAACTTGTAGTATTAACCATTGCCGCCGTGTAGTAATTTATTGCATGATTTATGTAATACCCACCGGGGTACAATAAATACTGCAAACAATTGTTAATAATCTTTAGTAGGTTTTCATTAACATTTATGTCTCCGGTTGATGGTAGATAAGGTATTGACTTGAGCAACCCTAACCCATCTACACAATAAATATCTACAAAGTTTCTGCCTGTGGTGAATGGAATCGTTAAGCTATCCATTAAGATATATCCTCTCCACACTAAATAGGTCGTTCCCTGGGCGTAGAACTTTACATGATACTTTCGGTCATCCGTTGTAAGAAAGTCCGGCCACGGGTCTGTAAAGTTGGTGAAATCAGCCGAGATAGTGAAAGTAGTTGGTAGTATTGGTTGGAATGGGTCATCCGAAGATGCAAGGCAATTGAGTACAAATGGATTTGTGCCTGTGTTGATAGGATATACCGCCCCTGTCCATGCCTTTTCCCATATCTCACAGGTGTATGTTAATCCGGATTTACTGATTGCCGATAGGGTATATTTCTTTCCGTATGCCGGAGGTACCACCACTGGCGGCGGTTCTACCGGTTCACTTCCCGAACAGGATACACCTGTGGTTATTGATGATGAAGTGCATGCCGTTTTAACACCTCCTACATAGATATAGCACTCGTACAAGTAACTACTATCCATGCAGTAACCGGTATCAAAGGATGTCTTATTAACATTGTACCCGATAGTTTGCGAAATCAAATCGCACCCAACGAAATCAAAGTACACGAATCCATCATCCGATGCCGAACGGTCAACGGAGCCAACTGAAACTACAACTCTATAACAAGTACCTGCCATATTATGTGCTTAATCCTCTGAATGTATTAGTTCTCTGCTGACTTAACCAAATATCCTGCCCCTGTATTCTGCCCTCTACTACTACCCTACTGGCACCACTTCCCCCCATCTGCGATGCGGATGCAATAATTGACTTCATTTGATCGGGGCGTACAATATGCTCCGTACCGTGTAGCATTACAGGATAGCCGGAGGATGGTCCGGAAACGGTACCACCTTGAGCAAATCCAAGGAGTTTACCGAACCCACGTATGAAGCCACTACCAGATGCAGCAAACCCACCCGCCGGTAATAGAGATAATATTGTTTGCAATATCAATGCTTTTGCTGCTGCAACTGCAATATCCTGTGCTAATTTTTGAAACATACTACCGAGCGCATCACCAATATTCGCACCGTTCTGCATTGCGCTTACTAATCCGGTCATGCTATTCATTAAATAATCGGTAATCTTCCCGGCTTGAGATTCCTGTAATTTCTTATCAATTATATCTTGATTAACTGCCCTTTCAGCCATTAATCCATTGAGTGTTCTATTAGATTCAACACTTAATTGTAAGTTCTGCAAATCTTGTGTTCCTGTGTTACGATTAGGAGCAATCATTTCTAATGCTTGCCCACCTTTCTGCCCGAAGTTTAACCTATCATTTTGAGCGTTGAACCTTTCTAATGCAGGAAGAATTGCATTAAGATTGTTCATGTAGTTTTCTAATACTCCGTTGATTTTTTCTCCTTGTGTTGCACCGCTACCTGCATCAGGTTTAGTTCGTGAGCCTGATAATGTTTTTTCTAATTCTATTGCATCTCCAATAAGTTTATTAGAAGATGACATCAAGTTATTTTGTTGGTCTAATGATGTGCTAAGATTTTCCACAATCATTTGTCCAGCATCCATCCCTCTAAAATAGCTTTTAGTCGCATTTAATGCAGACTCCATCCAACTACTATTTGCATCAAACATTTCACCGCTAACCATTTTAGCATTTAATTCAGCAGCCTTTGCAGAATATACATTAGCTTGTGTCCTTAACTGCATTGCCTTAATTACGGTAGCAGTATTTTTTACCATCAAATCTTCTGCTTCTGATATACTATTTGCATAACCTATACTACTACCTAAACTTTCATTGTATTTATCTAATGCTTCCTTCTTGCTAATTACGCCTGCGCTTGCTGCTGTAAATGAATTTTTTACTTCATTAACTTTTATATTAAAGTCAGTTAGAGATTTTGTTTGCTCTTGAAAAGCAGTTGTAGCATCTTTTGAGCCTCTTGTCCAATACGTTAATCCTACTTGGGCAAATTGTATCCCTGCCATCAAAGCGGAAAATGCCAACCCTGCTGCACCTGCCGCCGGCAATAATTGAGTTAAGTTATTTTGTATTGCCATAAATCCGAATGGCAAATCCTGAATTACTCTACTTATTCCGGTGAAATCAGTACCGAGTTTCTTAACCGCCCCGCCAGTCTTACCGCCTGCCACCGAAACCCCATCCAAAGATGTAACCGTTTCACGCATGGCAAGCAACGCCTGCTTATTATCCGCCGTTAATACTATCTTAAGGGTTTCAACTGCCATCTTATATTGCTTGTGAAAGTTTCTTCATGTTCTCGATAAATTGTTCCTGTGTTAATCTCTCGCCCCGATCCGGTTGTTCATCCGTAGACAAAGGTAAGAACTCTGCTATATCTTTTCGCTTGCCGGATTCGGTGTTCGTGCAATAAATGATATACGCTATCATTCGTGTACGCTGCCATTCGGCTAACTGCTTCGCTTCGTATCCTTTCCTGTATAATAAAAATTCCCGCCATGTAAGCCGCCAAAATACTTCTATTGTTAGCCCTGCTTCAATGGCGAGAATCACAATCTCATCCCAAGTCTTTTCCCTTAACTTTTTTTTTCTTCCACAGGCTTTTCATCCGTTGGCACATCCGGTGTCATGCACTTGATAGTATAGTGGATAAACTCATTCACCGACTTACCATTGGCACCACCCGCTTCATCTATGTACCTGGCAGCAGTCCTATCATCTATCACTTGCCCTGCACTCTCACTTGCTGCCTGCACCATTGTAATAATATGCTTGAAGGAAAACACCTCACCGTTATACAGGCTTAACAACTTGCTGATAGGAATATCCCCATTCAGTTCGCAATATCGGTGCATCGCCCACGTTCCCCATTCCAACTTTACAACACCTCCCGAAATCGGCAATTCGTATGGTGTCATAAATTAGTATGT